TCTGCATTTGAAGCAGCTAAAAAAGAAACAAGAGAAAAAATTAAAATAGAACCAGAGACTAAATTTAAAGGAGGCTCTGTTAATAAAATGTTTGTAGGAGGAATACCAGATCCTAGTACAATTGTATCAAAACTTTCAGCAGCTTCACCACAAGATTACATAGATTATAAAACTAATACTGGAACCCAAGCTTCTTCAGACGTTGCAGAAAATACTGGATATAAGGCAGTTGAATTTAAAACAGCTCCTAAAGAAAAAGTAGAAGAAAAAAGTAAAGGTGGTATGATTTATACTAAACCACATCAAAAAAAGTATTATGGAGATTTAATATAAATGGCTACATCAGGCACAACAGATTTTAACTTATCAATTGATGAAATTGTAGAAGAAGCTTATGAAAGAATAGGCATTCGATCTAATTCTGGTTATGACATCAAGTCAGCTAGAAGAAGCTTAAATATATTGTTTTCTGAATGGGGTAATAGAGGAGTTCATCTTTGGAAAGTAGAATTAAAAAATCAAGCATTAACTGCAGGTACAATTACTTATGCAACACCAAGTGATTGTAGCGATGTTTTAGAGGCTTATGTATCTTCAACATCAGGTATTACAACATCAACAACAGATCTATCTTTAACTAAAATTGATAGATCAACTTATGCTGCGCTTCCTAACAAAGGACAAACTGGTCAGCCCTCACAGTACTATGTGGATAGACAGATAACTCCTACCATTAGTTTATATCTTGCTCCTGATAATATTACTTATCAATTTTTAAAATATTATTATATTCAAAGAATTCAAGATGCGGGTTCTTATACTAATGACGCAGATTTACCTTATAGATTTATACCATGTATGGTTTCAGGACTTGCTTATTATCTAGCACAAAAAAGATCTCCTGAAAGAATAGATTTATTAAAAATGGCTTATGAAGATGAATTTAAAAGAGCTTTGGATGAAGATGGACAAAGAACTAGTTTATACATATCACCACAAACTTATTTTCCTCAAGGATAATTTATGCCAGTATTTGCTAAAGGTAAAAGATCACTAGCCATATCAGATAGATCAGGAATGCAATTTCCTTATCTTGAAATGGTTAAAGAGTGGAATGGTTCATTAGTACATTTTTCAGAGTATGAGGCTAAACAACCTCAGTTAGAACTTAGATCTCAAGGTGGAGATGCTCAAGCATTACAATTTCCAAGAGCAGATGTAAGACCTGGTGGTGCTTGTGATGTACAATTAGATTTATATTATTGGCCAGGACAATATGTTTCAAACGGAATGCAACCAGGTATAAGTGGAGATATTATTAATACAAGAAGAGCAGCTTACACAGGTGTAGGTGAAGTAACTGTTAGTATAACATAAAATGACATACGCAGAATTAGTACAAAAAATTAGAGATTATACAGAAGTAGGTTCTGAAGTTTTAACATCTACTATTGTTAATGGATTTATTAGAGATTCTGAATTTAAGATATTTAGAGAGGTAGATGCTGATTACGCGCGCGAGTACGCGACATCTACATTTACAACTAATAACAAATATTTATTACTTCCTGATTCTCCACAGTCTTCAGGTTCAACAACATCAAGAAGAGCTTTAATTGTTCGTTCAGTTGTTGCTACAAACACTTCAGGTATTCAAGTTTCGTTAGAACCAAGAGATGATACATTTATAACTGAATATAATTCATCAGGATCTTCTGGTTTTCCTAAGTATTATGCTACATTTAGAGAAAATGCTATTGAAGTAGCTCCTACACCAAGTTCAAATTTTGTAGTAGAATTAGATTATATTTACACTCCAGACGGTTTAAGTGTAACAAATACAGAAACTTATATTTCTGTTAATGCACCAGAATTATTGTTATATGCTTGTTTAGTAGAAGCTTTTGCATATTTAAAAGGACCCATGGATATGTACAAACTGTATCAAGAGAAGTATAATATGGCATTACAAGGATTTACGTTAGAACAAACAGGTCGAAGACGTAGAGACGAGTATCAAGATGGAACGTTACGAATAAAAGTACCGTCACCATCACCATAATAAATTTATAGGAGAATAATTATGACATTAAGTATAGACCAAGCGGTTTGTAATAGTTTCAAAGCACAACTGTTAGATGGAGATCACGATTTTTCAGCAGCAGGTGGAGATGTTTTTAAATTAGCACTTTATCAATCAAACGCAGTATTAAATGCAACAACTACAGTTTTCACTTCAACAAATGAAGTAGGAAATACTGGAACATATGTTTCTGGTGGTGGAGTGTTGCAAGGACAAACAGTTTCATTAGATGGTTCAGTAGGAATAGTAGATTTCGCAGATTTATCTTTTACAGGAGTTACACTAAGTGCATTGGGTGCAGTAATTTATAATACTTCATTCGGTAGTAATGCAGCAGTGTGTGTATTAGATTTCGGTGCTGTTAAAACTGCAACATCAGGAACATTTACAATTTTATTTCCAGCGTTCACAAGTTCAGCAGCTATATTAAGAATCGCTTAATTTTAGGAGGGCCAGGTGGCAGATATTACAGTAGAAGTATCGTCACCAGGTCTGACAGCCTACGGAGCAGGCACATGGAGCTCTTTATCTTTTGGTGGCGATAATGTCACAAATGTTTCTATTGGTTCAGTAGATGCTTTTAATTCTGAGGGTTGGGGAAGATTAACTTGGGGCTCATTAGTTTGGGGACAAGATTTTGAAAGTGTAACAGTATCTGTTACAACACCTGGCACGCCTACAACTTGGGGACAATCTACATACGGAAACTATTCTTGGGGACAAATTACCGGAGCTCAAATAGAGACAGGCGAAGAATTAATTGAAGCCGGTGCTAGTGTTATATTATCTACAAATTTATTAAACGCAGTTACTGATACTGTTTCTGCTCAAGCAAACTTTATAAGTGCTGTTACTGGAGTTCAATTAAACTCAACTGTTAATTCTGTTTTTGCTGGAGAAAATGTAATTGTAGAAGTTACTACTCCTGGTGCTCCAACAACATGGGGACAAGGATCTTTTGGACAGTACGCTTGGAATCAAATTACTGGCTCTTCTGCTGATTTAGGTGAAGAAACAATTACAGCTGAAGAAAATATTACATTAACATTAAGTACAAATGTCATAAACGTATCCACAACTTCATTAGCAGGAACTATTTCTGGTACAACTTGGGGCTTCCAAACATGGGGAAGTAACGCTTTTGCTCAAACAGATAATTTTATAACTGCTGATAGCAATCTAACTTTAAATACAAATTTATTAAATACGACAGTAGGATTTACTTCTGAAAATGTAAATGCAAATACAATTGTTGAAGTAAGTGCTCCAGGTAATTTACCTTGGGGAGCAACTTCTTGGGGTAATGGTTCTTGGGGTAATATTGGAGGAATGGAAGTTTCTCAAGGTGCTGAAGAAGAAGGGGTTCCTTCTGTAGAGGTTTTTGTATCAACTAATTTATTAACATTAACTTTAACATCAATTGCTCAAATTACTGCAGATGCTAATATTACAGCAAATACTAATCTATTAACAACAAGTTTAGGTAATGAAGATGCTGTGCCAAACACTATTGTTTCAGTATCTACAAATTTATTAAATGCAAGTGTTGGAGCTGCATCTGGTGAGGTTTTATCTACAGTAAGCCCTACTGGTGTAAATATGACAACTTCTACAGGACGTGTATTTATAGCTGCTTGGGCAGTAGTAGATATAGGGGTAACTAATACTTGGAGTGTGGTTGACATAGCGGCTTAATGAAACTAAAATTAGATATATTTAAAATTTAAAGAGGAATTTTTATGGCATCAACATTTTCTACAGATTTAAAAATAGAACTTATGGCTACGGGTGAAAACTCGGGTACATGGGGAACAAAAACAAATACAAATTTAGACCTAGTACAACAAGCCATCGTTGGTTTTGAAAACATAGCTATCACGTCCACTAATACAACTTTATTAATGACTGATGCTACAATTTCAACAGCTAGAAACGCTGTTTTAAGATTTACAGGAACTATCACTGCAAACTGTACAGTTTTTGTGGCTTCAGGAATTGAAAAAACTTACACTCTACAAAACGCAACATCAGGTGCATTTACTCTTGCTTTAAATCAAGTAGGCGGAGCTTCAGTAATATTTGGAGCAGCTGATAAAACAACTAAACTAGTTTATTTAAATGGAACAGATGCAGTAGATTTAGAAGTCGTAAATCTTACAGCTCCTCAAACATTAACTAATAAAACTTTAACGTCACCAACTATTAATGATCCTATTATTAATATTATTGATGATAGTAATGGTAATGAAGAAATTATATTCACAGCAACAGCTTCAGCAGTCAATGAATTAACTGTAGCTAATGCTGCAACAGGAAACAATCCAAACGTTACAGCGTCAGGTAGTGATGCTGATGTTGG